GAGGCCCCCAATGGCTGCCATCACCACCATCCGCATCGATTTCGACGCCCTTCCGGATCATTTCGACCGGTCGCGGCCGGAGGTCATCGCCGAGACCATTCAGGCCGCCCTGCGCGAGGAGGGCATCGAGGCCAACGCCACAGACGTCATTGACGTGATCCGCGTGGAAATGCCGACCACGCAGCTCGCCGCCGCCTGCACCGCGCTCACCGAGATGCAGTTGATTTGACAGGAGCCAGCCCCATGACCCGCTTGAACCCGATCACCACGCCGCGCCACCAGCTTCGCGCTGAGAAGGTCCGACGTAACCGCGAGGCCGCGCTCGCCGCCTTCATGGAGAAGAAGGCGGAAATCGACGAGCGGCTCGCGCGGCTGCAGGCGCTCAGCGATGATCATTTCGAGCGCAGCCCCGACACGCTCAACTGGGGCGATGTCGGCGACCTCGAGCATTACAACAGCCTGCTCAAGCGCATCACCGACAGCGCCTTCGGTGAGGGCGAATACGCCGAATAACATCGGGATCGTCCAGCGCCCTGCCCGCCTTCGTGGCGGGCTCAGCGTCGTAGAAGGGGCGCGCATCCCGTGCGCCCCGATGACGGAGACCCCAGATGACCAAGCTATCTGACACCCAACTCATCATTCTCAGCGCTGTCGCACAGCGCGAGGGCCACGTCGCACTGCCCCTGCCCGACAGCCTGCGCGGCGGCGCTGCCAACAAGGTGGTCAATGCCATGATCCGCAAAGGCCTCATCGAAGAGGTCGAGGCCAACATCCCCAACGGTGATCCCGTCTGGCGCGAGACCGGCGATGGTCATGGCGTCACGCTTGTCGCGACAGCGGCGGGCCTGTCCGCCATTGGGATTGAGCCAGAGGGCGACGACATAACGCCGACAAGTGAGACCGACGTGGCCATCGCGACAACCGAGCCCACTACCACTGCCGAGGCCGAGGCCGAGCCCGCGCCCACGCCGCCCACAGCGCGCGCAGGTACCAAGCAAGCCCGCATGATCGAGATGCTGAAGGCCGAGGGCGGCGCGACCATCGGCGAGATGGCAGAGGCGCTGGAATGGGCGCCACACACCTGCCGCAGTGCCCTGTCCGGCGCGCTCAAGAAACGGCTTGGATTGAACATCACCTCCGAGAAGGTCGAAGGCCGCGGCCGCTGCTACCGCATCGAGCCGGAGGCCTTGTAATGCCCACCATCTTGCTTAGGCGCCCCGAAGTCACCCGCAGAACCGGCCTTAGTCGAAGCACGCTGTACGTCTGGATGGCCCGAGGCGCGTTTCCCAAACCCATCAAGCTCGGCATACGCAGCATTGCATGGCGTGAGAGCGACATTGAAGATTGGATCAATGAGCGAGAGCGGGAAAGTCGGTGAGGCCGCGCGACCTTGGCTCAACAACAACTGGACCCGGACGGCTTATCCAATCTAGCGTCCATTTGCCAAGATGAAGAATTGTTCCCCATCATCAACTTGGGCCAGCCTCGCGCTGGCCCATTTTTCTGCGCAGCCGTCGGAACAGCATGTCCAGCCAGAACTTCCGGGACAGCGACATCCACATCAGGATCACCGCAAAGGTCGCGTATCCGCTTGGCGTCAACTCGACCCCGAGGATGGGCAACACGACCCAAGCGGTCAGCAGGTAGGTGAGATACATCGACACAACGTCTAGGATGGCCTCCGCCAGCCCTAAAACATCGCCGCCGGCGTTGGGCTCGGGCATTGCATGGCTCGCTACCGCTTCTAAATTCTCGATCATGATAGACGATCCCCGTTCAAGTCCTGCGGCCGCCGAAATCATCGACGATTTGCGTTTCGATCCCCCGATCGCCGTGACAGGTACCGGGTGGGCGCTGGTGTCCGACCGCGTCATGGGCGGCGCGTCTGATGGGGCCATGACCCGCGAGCAGGTCAGGGGCCGCGACGCCCTCCGCATGCGCGGCGGCGTCAGCCTTGAGAACAACGGTGGCTTCCTGCAGGTCGCGTTGGACCTCGGCGAGGCCGGCGGTGTGGTTGATGCCACCGTGTGGGACGGCATCCAGCTTGATGTCTGTGGCAATGGCGAAAGCTACAATCTGCATCTGCGCACCAGCGACCTCGCGCGACCGTGGCAATCCTACCGGCAGAGTTTCATGGCCCCGGCGGCCTGGACGACCGTGCAGTTGCCCTTTTCAGAGTTCGCCGCGCATCGCACCGAGCTTGCGCTGAACCTGCGCCGTCTCCGCCGTCTTGGGATTGTCGCCATCGGTCATGAGTTCGAGGCCGATATCGCCATCGCGGATATCCGATTTTATGCAGCGGAGGCCGCGTCCGCCTCATCAACATCGGCCATTGGCTGAGCCCGCCCATCGGCGATCTCATTGAACGTGCGGCCATCGCCTTCGAGCACGGCGTCCCGGCCGGTGAACTGCTGCCAGCGTTGCACAGCCACATCGACATAGGCGGGGTTGAGTTCGATCCCGAGGCACACGCGCCCCGTGGTCTCCGCTGCGATCAGCGTGGTGCCCGACCCAATGAACGGCTCATAGACGGCCTGCCCGGCACTTGAGTTGTTCAGGATCGGACGCCGCATGCATTCGACCGGCTTCTGCGTGCCGTGCACCGTCTCGGCGTCCTGATCCTTGTTCGCGATCTGCCAGAGCGTCGTCTGCTTGCGGTCTCCGGCCCAGTGGCCCTTGCCGGTCTTTTTGACAGCGTAGAGGCAGGGTTCATGCTGCCAGTGATAATCGCCCCTGCTCAGCACCAGCCGGTCCTTGGCCCAGATAATCTGAGAGCGGATCGCGAAGCCGCAGGCCTCAAGGCTCTCGGCCACCTCAGTCGCGTGGAGCGCGCCGTGCCAGACATAGGCGACATCGCCCGGGAACAGCGCCCAGGCCTCACGCCAGTCCGCCTTGTCGTCGTTCAGCACCTTGCCCGTACGCTTGGTCTTTGCCGCACCAGCCTGGTTCCGCCAGCTTGGATCGTAGTCCACACCGTAGGGCGGATCGCTGACCAGCAGGAGCGGCGACACGCCGTCCATCACCCGCTCAACATGCGTGGCCACCGTGCTGTCGCCGCAGAGCAGTCGGTGCTTTCCAAGCACCCAGAGATCGCCCGGGCGGCTGATCGGATCCTCGGGAGTTTCCGGGACCTCGTCCTCGCCCTCCTGCGCACCGTCGCCTTCGTCGGACAGGCCGCTCAAGAGCGCGTTCAATTCCTCATCCGTGAAGCCCGTGAGCCCGAGGTCAAAGTCGGCTTCCAGCAGGTCACCCAGTTCCAGGTTCAGAAGATCATTGTCCCACTCGGCATTCTCGCTGGAGCGGTTGTCCATGATCCGGAAGGCCCGCGCCTGCGCCTCAGTCAACCCCGTCGCGATGTGCACCGGCGCGGTCTCAAGGCCGAGCTGGCGTGCGGCTTCCAGCCGGGTGTGCCCGGCCAGCACAACCATCTGCTCATCGACCACGATCGGCTGCCGCCAGCCGAACTCCGCTATGGACGCGGCAACGCTGGCCACGGCCTTCTCGTTGCGGCGCGGGTTGCGCGCATAGGGAATGATCTGCGCAAGCGGCAGGTCGGTGACGTGCATGGTGATGTCCTGGAGTAGCTCGGGGCTGTGTTCGGCGCGGACGGCGAGGTTGCAAAACGAAACGGGTCTGTGGCGCGAAACGAAACGGGTCGAAGCCGCGAAAGCGAAATGGGGTCAGGGGGCCATTTCGTTTCATAGGGAGGTGGCGGGGTCCGGGACCCCTTGTTTTCTTGGGGCCGTGCGCAAAACGAAACGAAACGGGTGTTTTTGCCGGTGTCACTGGGAAAGCGTTGCGCCTCGCCCCCCCGAATACAGTTTCGAACAGGAAGGACCCGTTCAATATCAATGGGTTACGTGTAACCCTTAAATGTGGAGAGACTGTTGATAACTGGTCAACTGCCTACCAAATGTCCCGGCTCAACTCGTCTCCGACCTTATCCCCACGTTTTCCACAGCTGCTTCGAATATATCGGTTTTTCGCATGCTCGCTCGGAAAGGGAAACACCTTCCAGTGTCACCTCGAAAATGTTTCCCTTTGCCGTTTTTTCTTGACAGGCGACCTCAGCGCGCCCGCGCGATCGTGTAGTCCATCGACCGCTTCGTGTTCACCGCTCTGCCGTTGAGACGGAACACGATCACGCTCAGCCCGTAGAGATGCCGCTTGGCCGCCGTCTTGCGGCTGATGCCCTGACGCCAGCTGATCGTCTTCCAGGGCGTGCGGTTTGCACGCGCCCAGAGGATTTCGCCGGTGCCCTTGTCGAGCCAGCGCAGCCAGAGCATCGCCTCATCGGCCTCGGTGATCATCCGCGGCGAGGGCAGTGGCTTTTTCATCCGGGCCTCCTGCTCCACCTGATCGGCGAAGCTGTAGCAATACTCCGGCCAGGCGCTGACATACCCCTGCGGGCGCACAGGCGGCAGGGATCGCATGACGTCCGCCGCGAGGTCCAGCCGGTCGGCCACGCGCGCTCGGGTCCAGTCATCGGCCATGACGCACCTCCCTGCCCTGCGGGCGTTTGCCGTAAAGCTTCTCACCAAGCTGGCGGACAAGCTCGCGCTCGGGCCAGGTCAGGCGGTGATCGTCGACGGAGACCGCGAGGACCGCTTGCTCCCGCCAGCCATCGCGCCGGACCTGCTCCGCATCGCGGCGGTGGCCGCCATAGCCGCGGGGTGTGAAGGACATGCCCCTCATGGCTGCACCTCCGCCGCAAGGGCTGCATAGCCGATCACATCGACGAGGCTGTCGCGGTGGCTTGGGTCATGGGCGAGGCGCACCAGCTTCAGATCGATCAGGCACAGGGCCACCTGCACAGGGCTGACGGGCATGCCGAGCGTCTGCGACCAGCGTGTGGAGAGCGCCGAGAGAGACGCGTCTGCGGGGCCGTATTCCAAGCCGCGTGCGGCCACGACCTGTTCGGCTTCGGTCAGGATATCGGTCCGCATCAGGCCAGCCCTCCCTGCGTCTCGATCGCCCAGTTCAGGATCGCGATGGCATCGGCCTCGTTGTCATCGGCGGGGCTGAAGCCGCGGGCGCGGGCCGCGTCGATCATGGCCTGCTTGTTGGCATTGCCCTTGCCGGTGGCGTGGCGCTTGATCGTGCCAACAGGCACGCCCTCGTAGGGCACGCCGCGCAGCTCGCCCCACGCGGTCAGGGTGGCCATCAGACCGCCGTAGACGTGACTCGCATCCGTGCCCGCGTGCCGGCGGACCTCTTCGAACCAGATCGCTTCGATCGGGCCCGAGAGCCGGTCGATTTCCGACAACCAGTTCGTGAACCGCAGGTAGCGCATGCCACCGCCGTCATAGCGGCCAGGCTTGAAGCTGACCGTGCCGCTGGTGATCAGGCCATCGCGGGCGCGCAGGGCCCATCCGGTGGTGGTGCCGAGATCGAGGGCCAGCAGGGTGCTGGCCGGCATGGGCGGCGGTGTCGTTTTGGGGGTTGCGCCGATCGCGGCGCTGTCGTGAGTCAAATCAGCCATGAGAAGTCTCCTGTCATTGGGGGCTGCTTGGGGTGGAAGACGACGGCGGTTGATGCTTGGCGGTACCGGCCGCCGTCGTCGGATTGTTCTCTGACCAGAACTCCGGTCCGAGAAGATGGCCCAGGGGTAGGTGGTGGCCTCCCCCGCCTACAGCGGGGAGGTCACCTACCCCTTTAGGGGTGCTTTTTCCAAAATCTGAAATCTGGCACAGGTCACTGATATCATTGAGGATTTCCAGATTTCGGAGCAGATTTCGGAAAGGTCCTTCCAAAATCTGGAAAGGGCCCAACAACTCCCTGAAAGAAAACGGAAAAAGCCAGATTTCAGATTTTGCGCAAGGTCCAGATTTTGCAAAATCTGGCCAGATTTCGGAACTTGGGCCCCAGATTTCGGAAGGCAAAACGGGGTGTTTCATCCTGCATCCTCCGTGTCGCGATAGACCCACACGGACGGGTTTTCGACGGGGAGAACGGCACCGGTTTGAGGGCATTTGTAGTGGCTGGGGAGGACCTCCATGAGCTCCGGTGTGATCTCACCGGTACCGGGATCGACATGCTCCCGGCCGGTCGCAAGACGCATGGCCTCGACGCAGAGATAGCCGTATTTGCTTCGCTCGGCGGCGAGCTCCAGCGCCGTCGCAGCGGCACCGCGCACGAACTTCACGTACCCTTTGGTGGTCAGCACGTTGAGCCGTTCACGGATGATCGATTGCCCGCCAAGCCCCCCGGTGTTCTCGAAGGTCTCTGCGAAATGGGTCATCGTATACATCCGACCCTGGAGGGCTTCATCGTACAGCAGACCGCAGATCACCTCGCCTTTGCGGTCCCGCTCGGCATCGTGCTTCGCGCCGACCTCCTGACGTACCAACCGCTCGTTCATCGGGTTGAGCTCGACCCAGTCGCCGTTGACCTTGTCGATCACTTTGGCGGCCAAGGCCGGCCCGTTGCGTAGCTCGATCTCCAGCTTGCGCTGCGAGTTGTCCTCCTCCGGACGATGCAGGATCAGGCCGGAGGTGTAGAACCCGCGCAGGGCGCTGGCGCCGGAGAGCGCAAGGAACGGGTCTTCCTTCACCTGCTGCTTGCTGAGCTTCTTCGTGTGGTGGGCGAGGATCACGCCACAGTCGGGGTTGATGTGATCGCGCAGGACCTCGACCCGCTCTTTCAGGAAGAACATCATGGCGGTGTTGTCGTTCTCGCCGCCTCCGCCACCATTTGAATTCGGGGTCCCACCGTCAAAGAGGTTCCGGATCGGGTCGATGCAGATGATGTCCACGGGCTCACTCGGGAAGGCCCGCCGAATGGCCTCGGCCACCCGAACACTGCCCTCAGTGTCGAGAAGCAGGTTCAGCTTCGGCGTCGCCACGAGGTTGTCGCGGGCACCGGCCAGGACCTTCGGCGGCAGCGTGATCTGCTTCATGCGCTCGCGCAGGTAGTGATACTGGATCTCCGCCTGCAGGTAGAAGACGCGCAAGGGACGCGGTGGCGTGAAGTCGAGGAACGGCTGCCCCGCCGCCATATGCACGAGCCAGGAGATCAGCAGGTCACTCTTTCCGACCTTCGGCGCGCCCCCAAGCACCAGCAGACCACCCGGCGTCAGCACGCGCGGCGCAATGATATCCGCCGGCATGGGACTGTCATCGTCGAGCAGTGCCCCGAGGGTGAAGGCAGCCATTTCATTCGGCGCAGGCGCGGCGCTGTCGAGCCGGATGAGCGGGGGCCCGTGCTTTTCGACATGGAGGGCCCAGAGACGCTCGGACTCGCGCTTGAGCCGCTCCACGGACCACTGGGGCCGCAGCATGGCGGCGTTGTAGCCGCAGATTGCCTCCCACCCCTCATCCTTCGAGAGCCGGCCGTCATGGACCATGCGGATGAAGTATCCGATCGCAGCCGAGGCGCCCTCGAACCGGGACCAGTCATCCTGGCCGCCCTCGCGCACTGGCGTGACCAGCACCTCATCGGCACGGGGCTTGTCGGGCGCGGTGAAGTCGGGCTGCAGGTTAACACCCGGCGCGGGCGGCATGTCGGTGACGGCCTCGCGGAACTCCTCGAGGTCGCGTTCGTGATTGGCGTTCAGCTCGACGATCTGCACCTGGGTCTTGAGGCTGTTCTTGTAATAAACCGAGCCCGCGACACGGATCGGCTGATGCGCCGAGCGGAAATGCATATCGCCACCGACCTTGGCCGCGATGTCGCCGCGCAGCCGGGTAATCCGGGCGATGTCGTCACCTTCGGCGGGCTCGGTCAGTTTCCACCAGACATGGGCCTTGCGCTGACCTTCTGCCGTTACACCGCCACTTTCCACCACCATGGTCGGGGCGCCGAGGTGGCGCTCAAGATGGGCGCGCTTGGCCGCGATATCGCCGCTGTCGATATCCACGACAACCATTTGCATCTGCTGGATATCCGCCGCCTTGGCCTGGCCGGGGGCGGCCACGGTGCCCGGGATCACATAGACCGCTGCGCCTTCGCGCGCGGCCCAGTTGGCGAAGGTCGCCATCTTGCCGGTCACCTGGTCTTCGGCCTCGATCCAGATGTTATGCGGCCGGCCGTCAAAGCCCTGGCCCTTGTCGATGAAGCTGCGCACCGGGATCAGCCCGTCGCTATAGCCGAACACGACATCCATGAACTGGGCGATCTGCTCGGGGTCCGGCTCGTCGCCGAACACGTCGATCTGCGGGGCGGCATCGTTGAAGTCGCGCCAGGGGTTGAAATGGAGCAGGTTGTCCTGCGGGGTGTCGCCGGATGTCTCCGCGGGATCAGCGGTAGTTTCGTCGGTCGTCATCGTTGGAGTGGTCGGGTCGTTTTGGTCGGACGTCATCTTGGCCTCCTGCGCGGCGTCATCGGTTTCGGGCGGATCGCTCTCGGGGGCATCGGTTGGTGCATCGGTCATGTCGGCAGTTCCCAACAACGCTCGGCCCAGGCACAGAAGCGGCACTCGAAGAAGTCGCGATTGGCCGAGGCGCGGGGCAGCAATTCGCCGGCATCCGTGGCGCGCAGGATGCGCACACCGCGGTCGGACATGCGCTGCGCGAGGTCCGGATCGAAGGGCACAAGCTCGTGGTAGAGCTCGGCGGTGTCCTTGTTGATCGCAGTGAACATGGCCGGGTTCGTGGAAATCCCCGGGACCTGCGCTTCCATATAGGCCTGATAAACGGCGATCTGGGCCGCGTAGACGGGCTTCGACTTGGCCACGCCCTGTTTCACACAGGCCCGCCAGTTCTTGGCGTTCATGGTCTTGCATTCCCAGAGCGCCGGCACGGCGAGGCCGAAGCCCTCGGGCCCTGCGGCGATGATGCCGTCGACATGGCCGCGGATGCGCCCGATGGCGACGGAGAAGCCGAACTGGCCGCCATCGGGGCGATTGCCTTTCTGGGTGTAGAGGTCAAAGCCCGCGTCCCGCAGCCAGCGGATGGCCAACTCCTCCAATTCATGACCGATCGCGAAGATCCGCAGCGTGCGGCCCGAGAAGCCCTGGCCGTCGTCCTTCGGGGTGTCGGTGAACTCGAACTGCAGGGCGCGTTCGCAGGCATGGCCAAGGCGAGAGCCACCGAGATAGTCGCGGGGCGCGCGGGTGGCGTTCTCGGCTGTCAGCGCGTCGTCGATCGCCTCGTTGACCTGGTCGGCGAAGCTGGGGCGGTGGTTGTAGTCCAACATCACAGCGGCACCTCCACCGACTTCGCGATGCGCGACATCTCCGTGCCATAGCTTTCCAGCGTGTCGCCGATCAGCGCGGCCATATCGTCCGCTGTCAGGTCACACAGGCGTTTCTGCCAGCCGATCTCATCCATGGTCTGCCCAAGGCGCTTCATGACTAGGACGACCGCTTTCTGTTCTTCTTCCGTGGTGCCGATCATGCGGGCTCCTTTCTTGAAACGCGTTGCAAACAGCCCCTGACACGACAGGGAGCAGAACCATCGATGCGTCCGAGGGCGTGGGGTGTAGGGGTTGAAGAAACCGAAGCCTTGGGCGGGGCGCAGGCAGATGGCGCAGGGCATGAACTTCGGGTGCCAGTGGCGCGCGGTTGGACCGACAGCGAGCCCGTGGGAGACTGTGGCGACACGCTGTGTCATGCTGCCGCCCGCACGGTGGGCGCCGCTTTCAGGATCAGCTGCCGGATGGCGCGCTTGTTGAACCCGAAGGTCATCAGCGCCGAGGCGCGGTAGCGTGTGAGGCCGAAGTCTGCGCGCGCCTCGGGCGGCAGGTATTGCAGCTGCTTTTCCGTGGCGGGCTGGCTCAGCCAGGCGCGCGACTTGAAGGCGCTCTCATCCGTCTCATGCGTGTTCAGCCAATCATCGGCTTGTGCGAGGCAGACGCTGCGCTCGCCGATGCCAAGCAGTTGTGGGCGTTCCCGCCTCACACCGCCGATGGCGTACCAGACCCCATCGAGCCAGAAGACCCCGCCCCAGGCCGTAAAGCCCGTGGCCATGAGCGCATCCTCCGTGCCGAAGAGATCGAGCCATTCGAAGCTCGAGCGTTTCAGCAGGTCGATTTCCGTCATCACGATGTCGGACATGGCGCCGCCCAGACTGCCCTCTGTGCTGGCGGGGCCCTCGTCCATGTTTTCGATCAGCTGCGCGCCGCAGATCGGGCAGTCCTGGCAGGCCAGCGGGATTTCGGACTCACAGTCCGGGCAGATCTTGGTCGGCGCCTCTCCGGCGCCTTTCGCCCCGTCGAGGTCGACATCCTGCTCCAGTGTGCCGTGGGTCAGGCTCGAGGTGCCCAAGTCCAGCACGATGCAGTCGGTTTTAACGACGCCCGGGAACTCAGCCGGATCGACCGTGCGCAGGCCCCGGCCCACCATCTGGATCATCGTGGATTTGTAGGAACTGGGCCGCAGAAGCACGACGCAGGCGGTCGGCGGGTGGTCCCACCCTTCCGTGAGCACGGCCACGTTTGTGATGACGCGGATTTCCCCAGAGGCAAAAGCTGCCAGGATATTGCGCCGCTCTTCGCCAGAAAGATCGCCGTGGATCAGGCCCGTGGGGATGCCGGCGGCATTGAAGCCCTCGGCCACATGGGCCGCGTGCGCGACTGTCGAGCAGAACACGACCGTGGGGCGATCGGCGGCTTTCTCCTGCCAGTGCCGGATGACCTCTTCGGTGATCGGTGCGTGGTCCATGATCTCGGCCACTTCCGACATGTCGAAATCCGACACCGTCTTGCGCACGGCCTTGAGCTTGTCGCGCACGCCGACTTCGATGACGAAGGTCCGCGGCGGCACCAGATGGCCCGAGGCAATCAGCTCGCCCAGGCGCACCTGATCGGCCACGTTGTCGAACACATCCCGCAGACCTTTCTTGTCGCCGCGGTTTGGTGTGGCCGTGACCCCGAAGATCCGGGCGTCCGGGTTGGTATCCCGCACCCGATCGATGATGCGCCGATAGCTGTCCGCCACTGCATGATGCGCCTCATCGATGACGAGCAGGTCCAGCTTGGGCATGGCCGCCAGGTTTGAGGCCCGCGCCAGGGTCGGCACCATGGCGAAGGTCACCTGACCGCCCCAGGATTTGGTCGCCGCATCCACGACAGACGTTGTCGTGGATGGATTGACCCGGCCAAACTTCGCGCGGTTCTGCGCCGTCAACTCGTCGCGATGCGCCAGCACGCAGGCCTTAGCATCAGTTGTGCCGATGCTGTCGCCGGCGACCGCCGACAGCATAATGGTTTTGCCCGCTCCGGTCGGGGCGATGCCGAGCGTGTTGGTGCGGGTCTCGAGCGCAGCAAGGCTGCGCTCGACAAAGAGTTTCTGGCGGGGCCGCAATCGCATGATAACGCCCTCACTCCGCCCAACTGGGGCGACCGGACGGCACGCCCGCCGGGGCCTGCGGCGGCTG